TTCTTACACCACTTTGAGATATTTTTAAAAAATGTTCAGAGCTCCATTTGTCGTATACTTCTTCAAATGTTATGTTATTGATTTCTATATCATATGGATTTTCATTGTAATTAATAAGAGCAGTAAGAGCTTCCTGTCTTGTGGGAAAATATCCAATAGTCATGTAGAGCTGTTTGGTTTTTCCAGTTTTTTCATCAATATCCCAGCCTTTTGTTTTACGAGCAACCCATGGTTTACGTCTTCTTCCAGATAGCTTATATACGCTACCCATTCCATTAGCTAATTTCATATTATCATTCCTTTCGTTAATCGAAGTTGCACCGGTGTAACTTATTAATTGGTTAAATTAGAGTATAAAAATAACACCTACTTGCAAAAGTGGTGTCAGGAATGATATAATACAGCTTGTTCAGGGCGGTATTATATCATAGGCACAGCTAACTTATGTAAGTATCGTGGTAAAGGCTCTTGTGTTGGTAGCACAAGGGTTTTTATTAACATTATTAAATGTAGAAAAAAGTTATATTTTATCGACTAAAAAGTTGTAAAAAAAGTGAAAAAAAATTGACATTCAACAACCATAATGTTATTATTTGATTGTGGTTCACGTTATGGAATTTAATGCTATAATAGGGTTTACCTAACGGCCAAAAATTCTTGTGAATTGATTAGTTGTAAAGAACATATTTAAATGTTCGTATATATTTTATGAGTTTAGCTAGTGATGTTTTTGGTGTGTACCAAAAAAGGTTCACTAGCTATTCTTCTTTTAATTGAGATTGATAATTTTCCCAATAATCTAGACACATTACACATCGTTTGAAGTAAGTGTTATCTTTAAGTAGTTCAGGTGTTGATTTCAAAAACATATCTTTGCAAAGAGTACGCATAGTATTAATATCAAGTAAATCTATATTGGCTAATATTAAAGCAGGAACTTTCTTAATGTCTTCTTGTTCTTCAATGCCAGCCTTAAGTTCATTAAAATTAGTATAGTGTGGCAATTTGCTAATTGTTTTCTTTACAGATGTGCCAAGTATTAAATCAATTGTGCTGTGCTTATCTACATATACTTTTAAGTGAGAATCTGGTATTAATGTGTAATTTGCTTTTTTAATATATTTATATACAGGCATAAGCAGATTGCAAGGTATAGATTTGAATCGCACAGTACACATTTCTTTAGCAGAAAAATTTTTGTTATCATAAATAATATCCTCAAATATAAGTGCAGTATCAACTAGACCATATCCGTATTTGTTTAGAATGTTATCTCGGTATCCGACAGCAATAGCTAATGGTTTTGAAGATAAATCCATATTATCAAGGTCATCTAATCCAACAATTATTGATTCTGCATTAGCTGAATCAAGGTTTTCATCAACAATTTTTCGAACAATGCGCTTAGTGTCACGAATTCTAATTGGAGATATTCCAGGAACAACTTTGTTAAGTGTACTAAATACTTTTAGATAATTATCTGTTTGTATTTCAGTAACGGGTATTTTTTGCCCGTTAGGAAGAATAATAGTATTTTTGGTTTCAATTAATTTACGTTCCCCTTTTTTAAATGATATAAATACAAAATGTTCGTCAATATTGTCTAGTTGTTCATTTGTAAGACAAGATAAGAAATCTGCTACAATGTTACGAATATTTTCATCGGTGAAAGAATATCCTAAAAATACTATTGGTGACTCAGAAAATAGAGTAAGCATTTTAGCAATAACTAGCTTTCTTGAATCAGTAAATTCTTTATAGTCTTTTTCAGTAATAATGATAGAATCGGCATCAGTGACACATCCATGTATTTTATAAATTTCTGCTGAATTATAACTGTCAGCGGAAAATAATTCATACTGGTGTCTGAAAACAGTGTAATCATTATTAAAAATCTCCTTTTCCAGAAATTGATCATAATTAGTGGTTATGACAGCAGAAACTTTATTTTTTAGGTTTTGGAATAATTCTTTTTCTTTGTTAAGATAATTCGCTGATTTTAATGTTCTTCTTGAGCATTATGGAATAGGATATGTTAGATATAAGCTTGTAAATGGAGACAAGGAATGCCCTCTGGATACAGTGCCTGAGCTTGCAGGGCTTTCAGATGTAGTATGGAATGACAATTTTATTATGGCAGTTCCTATGATGTTTTATAAATCAGCCAGATATAAAGGAAGAGGCAAGAGCATATTTGATGCCAAAATAGATAATTTTGATGCACTAGATGAGGCTTGGTCACAGTGGATGGATGCCTTAAGGAAAAACAGAACAAAGGAATACATTCCAGAAAATATGCTCCCAAGAAATCCGTACACAGGAAAGGTTTTAAAGCCCAATGCCTTTGATAATGCTTATATAAGTACAGAGGCAAGTATGAAAGAGGGACAAACTAATAAAATAGACCTAGTACAGGGGAATATTCCCCACGAAAGCTACCTTGCAACATATATAACAGCATTAGATCTCTGTTTACAAGGTATTATGAGTCCATCAACGCTGGGTATAGATGTTAAGAAGCTGGATAATGCGGAAGCACAGAGAGAAAAGGAAAAAGCAACATTATATAGCAGAAATAACATTGTAGGACAGTTGCAGAAGGTGCTTCCAAAGCTTGTAGATATAGTATTTAAGGCTATGGATACATTTCATAAGACACCAATTAAGGATATAGATATTGATGTGACATTTGGCGAGTATGCGAATCCTAGTTTTGAGAGCCAGGTTGAGACAGTCAGCAAGGCTAAGCAGGGCGGTATTATGAGCATAGAGGCATCTGTTGATGAGCTGTATGGAGATACCAAGGATGATGAATGGAAGCAGGAAGAGATTGCAAGGCTTAAGGCTGAACAGGGTATATCTGATATGGAAGAGCCGGCACTTAATATGCAGGCAGATGACTTCACAGTTGATGGCGCTGATAACAGTTTCACAGGTTTTGATAACAAGTGAGGTAACTTATGGCACTTAACACAGATTATGACATAGAGAAAGCCTTTAGAGCTATAGAAGATGAGCTGATAGCTTCAATGATACGGAATCTTGACGGCCACAGGGCAGAAGAGACTAAAGAGGGATTTAACTGGACACAATGGCAGGTGGAACAGATAAAGGCGTTGGAGAGATATAAGGCTGAAAACAAAAAGAAGTTTAAAAAGTCATTCAGTAATATCAATGATTCGATAGATGCAATGATATACGCTGCCAGGCAGGCAGGCGGTACAGAGCAGGAACAGAAGATATTAAGGGCAATTAAAAAAGGGCTTAAAGCATCCAAAGTGTCACAGGGCACTGAGGGTGCTTTTTTTAAATTAAATACCAGGAAGTTAGATGCACTTATAAAAGCCACAAAGGCGGATTTTACTAGAGCTGAACATTCTATGTTAAGAATGTCGGAGGATAAATACCGGCAGATAATATTCAATGCTCAGGTGTATGCGAATACGGGTGCAGGAACATATGAGAAAGCAGTTGATATGGCTACAAGAGATTTTCTTAAAGCTGGTATTAACTGTATTGAATATGCGAATGGCAGCAGGCATACAGTAAAAGATTATGCCAGAATGGCTATTCAGACAGCCAGCAAGCGTGCATATCTAACTGGAGAGGGAGAAATGAGACAGTCTTGGGGAATTAGTACAGTTATTATGAATAAGCGTGCTAATGCCTGTCCTAAGTGCCTTCCATTTGTTGGAAAGGTGCTGATAGATGATGTGTGGAGTGGAGGTGATGCAAGTGATGGTAATTATCCGTTAATGTCTTCGGCAATAGCAGCGGGTCTTTACCATCCTTGACGACCTAATTGCAAAGACGTACATACAACATATTTCCCTGAGCTGGATGAAGAGCCAGACAGTAAGTTTACCAAGGAAGAGTTAGAAAAGGTCAATGAAGATTACAAGCAGGATCAGAAGCAGCAATATGCAGGCAGGATGGTTGAGAAGTTTGACAGGTTGGCTAAGTACTCATTAGACCCGGATAATCAGAAAATGTATGCGGCTAGAAAGGAACAGTGGGAGCAAAGTATATTATTTAATGGTAGTTCTGAAAAACATATTGAGGAATTACATAAGAATGATATAATGAATTTATCAGATAAAGAATTACAAGCAGTTACACAATATAAGAGCTTTGAAGCATATATTATAAATGATGTTTTAAGAAATGCAAATGATTTATCAAATTTAAAATCAGAACATAAACAACTTGTAAACAATTTAGATGCAGCACTGTCAAAAATATCAAAATTCAATGGGGATTTAATAAGAACTGTTGATTTTTCTGACAGGAAGGATGAGCAAGATAGAATTAAAGAATTTGTAAGTGAATATGTTGAAGGAACAATAATAACAATTAAACAATACTGGAGTACATCAAAGACAGAAGGATATAATGATTTAGCAAAAATAAAAATTTATATACAAAATACAAAAAATGGGCGAGATATAAGTTCTATTGGCTTAAATGAAAATGAAGTCCTTTATGAGCGAAATAGTAAATTTAAAGTTATTTCAAAAATATTAGTCGGGGAGATTTGGCATATTCTTTTAGAGGAGGCGGATTAAATGAAGTTAACAGCAAGAGAATGGCTTTTACTACCAGAAGCAGAGCAAATGCAAAGAGGAAAAGAACTTTCTCCAGAAGAATGTTTTAAACTTAGGATGGAACTTAGTGAAGTTAATTTTACGGAGGAGGAAAAACAAAAATTAACAAAAGAAGAACGTGAGAGATTTATAAATCCACCGAAGAGAACTGATGAGGAAATAGAAAAAAATAATAGAACAACATTTAAAGTTTTACAGAATTGGAAAATTTTACCTAAAGATATAACATTTGAAGAATGGATAAAAGCAGGTAAACCTCTTAATTATTAATATAGGTGTATTTATATATCAAGTGACGCACTTGGTATAAATGAATATAATGTGGGTAAGATAAGTGATTATGCAGAAATTAAGTATTTACGAGAAAGATATGATAAAGTTGAAGCAGAATATATTACGTTAATAAAAAGAAATGGAGGTAAATTATGCCAGTAAAATATCCAGAAGCCACAGCTGGCTCAATGAATATATGAATGTAGATGAACTTATAGAGCACGGCGCCCGCATCTGGGAAGCTCATTGGAATAATGATGGAAAGATATGTGAAGATAAATTTGCTATATCACAGGAAAGCAGTGATTATTATCTTAATGATGGGACAAGGGTAGATTTTGACATTATGCGTGATGACGTCTTTGACAGACTTATAAAAGCAAATGAATATGATCACAGAGATGACATTGATGGCAATGATAATTCAATCTCAGATAATAATGCTGAAACTGATGTAGTTGATACAGAGCAGTTACAGTATCAGATTGGAGATTGCGTTGAGTATAATACAATATATGCTTCATCAACATCAGAATCCGGACTTACACCATCAGAGGGATTTAATAGTGGAACAATTACAAGGGTTATTCCTTGGGCGGTCAATCCTTACTTAATAAATAATGGAACAGGTTGGGTCAACGATTGCTGTATTATATCAAGCGACAATTCAAATGATGAAGGCTGCGATAATGCAGATATAAAAGTTGGTGATAAAGTAAGAGTTATTCTTAATGTCGATTATGACACTGACCGAGCATTTAACCTTTACTATGATGAATATGATGTTATTCAGATTAATGGTGATCGTGCAGTAATTGGTATTGGTAATACAGTAACAAGTGCAATTAATATCCGTAACATTGAAAGAGTTTAATATTATAATGTGATAAGAATTCTATAAAATAAGGTAGAAACTCCTACTCATCCATTTCTGTTTCTATCAGTTCCCTGCTGGCATATAAAAACACACGCATTATGCGCATAAAATATTGACATTATGCGTATAATGTGTATAATATAATTATAGATAAGATACCAAGGAAGGAGATGAGTTGATGACTGTCAGAGAGCTTGATAAGCTTATAAGAAATGACGGTTGGTATCTCGTTAAGCAAGTTGGTTCGCATATGCAGTATAAGCATCCAACTAAAGCAGGAAAAGTAACGATACCTAACCATAGAGGAGATGTCGATATACGAACGGCTAACTCAGTACTTAAGCAGGCAGGACTTAAATAGTCCTGCACAGCTTATAATAATGGTTAGAGAATATAGATTATAGAAAGAAGGTTGTTAATTATGAAACTAGTATATCCAGCAGTTTTTACACCTTGTATAGAAAAAGAAGGTTACACAGTAGAAGTTCCAGACCTTCCAGGATGTGTTACAGAAGGAAAAGACTTAGTAGATGCTATTGAAATGGGAGTAGATGCGGCTAGTGGTTGGGTACTAGGTGAATTAGAAGAAGGAAATAATATTCCAGCTCCATCATTACGGAAGGAAAATATAAAACTTGAAGACCCAGAAAGCTTTGTAAGTATGCTTGTATTAGATATGGATGCTTATGCTGAAAAGTATGGTGATAAAACAGTAAGAAAAAATATAACCATACCAGCTTGGTTAAACACATATGGAGAAAAGAATAATATTAATTTTTCACGTGTTCTTCAAGATGCACTTTTAAAAAGAGCAAGTAACTAAATATGTGAAAAACAGTGTACAATAATACAAGAATTAGTGTGTAAGTAACAGGTAACTTACAAATAGGGCTTTAACCCTGATAAATAGCGGGTTCACAGTTTCTGTACAGCAGGCTGCTGATGAAGGTAAGTTCTAATAGAAAGCTAGCATTTATGCTGTTTAGAGAGCTTTTAGAGAAATCTAAAGGCTCTCTTTTTGATATTCATTGTGGGATGTGGACATCGATAAATGATTAAATGTCCACATCTTTTTTATTAAATAAATGTCTTGTCTTGCTAATGAAAATGTAGTATATTAACAATAGTTTCTTGAACGACAACTAAATATTTTTGCGTGATAAGCAGCTTATAATGGAATGTGTGCTGCTTTTATCAGATGAATGGAGGAATTGTTATGAAGAGTATATATTTGCTCAAAGAAGATTTTAAGAATTTTCCAATAGGAGAGTTCCCATATGATAAGAATCATTCTGCAATGGGAGAGTATCATTTTGTGCAATATCCAGGGTATTATGGAAAATGGTATGACCCTGTGTGCAATTACAGATATAATGGTCAAGGTGCTTCGTGGGTTATTACGGAGTATTGTGGGAAGCATTATATGGAGCAGATGAGACTTCATAATACAGAGCCACATAGAACTTTTCCGACACTTGAAACAGGGGACAGATTTTGGAAAGATTATGATATAGAGGCAAGTGTCAGAATGTTTAACACTAAATGGGGAAATGCCGGTATTGGTTTCTGTGCACAGAATTCGCTTAATATGCTTGTATTTATGTTTGAAGATAAGCAGGTAAAGCTTGTTTACCGCCATAAAGAAAATGTTGAAGAGCTTGAAAGTAAAGCATTTGATTATAATAGTGACGATACATATACATTAAATGTAAGTGTTAACGGCAGTCATGTTGAGTGCTATGTTAATGGCACTAAATATATAGATATTGATACAGTTTATGCTGTACAGGGAGGAAAGGCAGCAATTACGGCTACTATACCAGCGGCATTTGGCTACATCAATGTCAATGTAGATGAGGATACAGATGCAGGCATTAAAGCCGACAGGGAAGCATATAAGAATAAGTGCAAAGAAGCACAGAGCAGGTATCCTCATATGAAGCTTGTTAAGAAAATAGACCTTAAAGGCTGTGGAACAGGAAGACAGGTACGTTTCGGACATCTGCTTGGTAATGGAGAGTATCAGATGGTGCTTGCCCAGTGTCAGAAAAGAGTCAACAGAGATGCATATGGAACTATAAGCTGTCTTACTGCTATGGATTTGGATGGTAATATATTATGGCAGTATGGTGAACCTACAGATAATATGGAGATAGGAAATATATCTGCTGATATGCCAATGCAGATATATGATATTGATGGTGATGGATACGATGAGGTTATAACTGCCAAGAATTTCGAGGTGCTTATACTTGACGGAAAGACAGGAAATGTTAAGAAAAGAGCAAAGACACCATTATCGACAATGGAAGAAGATGGCACAATTATAGGTGTTCCTGATGGAGAATATGCATTTGACAGAATTAACCCTGATGGAATGAGGATATGCAATTTCAGAGGACTTGACAAGCCAAGGGATATTCTTATTAAGGACAGATATTGCAGGGTATATGCGTTAAATGATGACCTTGAAGTTATGTGGCATTTTCAGAGTGATAAGAATACAGGACATTTTCCATTTGCAATTGACATTAATGGTGATGGCTATGATGAACTGCTGGTTGGATATAATATGCTTGATTGTAATGGAAAGAAAAT